AACCTCTAATCATTTGTACATAAACATGATTTGCATCTACAGCATTTGCTCCACTAACACTTAAATTAGCCATAAATAATATTTTACTTGAGGTTGAACTTGGAGTTATTGACACAGATAATCCAGTTACATCAACGTATGATGTGCTATTAGTTGTAAATGTATCTGTTTTAACTGTTTGTTGAACTTGTAACACTCCACCTGATGCTACCATTTTTGCTAGTTGTGCCGCTTTACTCATGCTAAATCTCCCACTATCATTGCAGGTGCTTTTTGAACATCTGTATAAGCATCATCAGATAATCTAAAAGACTGAAACTGATACGCAGATGTTGAGTTATTATCGTGTTCTGTTGCAGAACCTGCAGGAGATGCAGAACTACCACCATCATAATCACCTATACAACTTATACAATAATTAGTATTGCCCATATTATTAGTTAAATTACCAGTATATCTACCAGTTCCATTATCTGTCATTGAAGCAACATTAGTGCTATCTAACAAAGAAACTGTATCTGTACCTTTAAAATTAAACCACGCTTTTACAGTGCCTTGATTGATTACAGATACAGCAGTAGAATTATTACCATTTGCATCTTTTAATGTATTTACTCTTAATTCACTAGCCATTATGCAAGGTCTCCATGTATTGTGAACATTACAGGGTCATAATCAAAAGCATCTGCTGCATTATGTATATCAGTTACACCAAATCTATGTGTACCTGTTGCTCTTGATATTACATGAGCTGAACCTTCATCATCAAAACTTGCATTGGCGGCACACATAAAAGAACAAAAAGAAAAGGCACTACTCAAATCATTTGTAAAAGTTAATGTAAAGTCTCCAGTTCCATTGTCTGTTATACTAGCAAGATTAAAAGAGTTATCAATTTCTGCTGTTCCTGTTGTATCAAGACTTGCTAAAATCTTTGCTAATCCAGCCATAGTATCCTGTGTACTACCAGATGTCTTTCCTATGCTATCTACTTTTAATATACTTGCCATTATGCGAGGTCTCCATGTAAAACAAAACTTGCTCTGTCTGGATCTTGAAAAGTAGGAGTATAGTCTAACCAAGAACAAACATAAGTAGTTGCTGTATTAGCAGTAAATGTAGCACTATTATTCATCTGAGTCTGACCCCAGCCATACCTATTGGTGGTTAGTCCACCATTAGTCTGTGTTGTTGTATAATTAATTGTATTCATTGCATTAGTTATACTCAAAGTTGCATGACCAAGGGCTGAATCTGTAATTGAGCTATGATTAAATGAGTCATCTTCACTTGGTGTACCACCTGAATATGAAATTCGTAACCAACCTTTAGCCAGTCCTTGTTGAAGATTGGTTGTTTTACTTCCCTCACCTTGAATTGTAATAGAACCTTCTGTTGTTTTACCTTTTATGGTATCTACATTGAGTTGGCTTGTCATACAATACTCCAATAACCATTAACAGTAACTGTTGCTGATTGTGTTATAGGTCCAGCACTAACACCATTCTCATCAGAGTCTATGGTTATGTCTGCACTAATAGTCTGACCATTTAATCTGATTATACTATTGTTTCCCTTAAAAGGATACCTTGTATCTGCTTCTGCTTTTGTATAAGAGTTAGCAACTGTAAAAACATCATAAACAACCATTTCTACAATATCATTTAAAGTAGCTCCAGTAACTAATACTACTGTTGTTCCAGTGGTTGCAGCATAGTCTGTTCCCGGCACAAGCAATACACCATTCTGATAAACGTCCATGTACCTTGAGTCATTGTAACTTAGCGTTAAAGAGTTGGCATCTGATCCACTAAAGCTAGTTTGATTAGCTGTGGCTTGATACTG